TGAGCGCAACACCTGATGGAACCATCCGGCATCAGGCTGAATTCCTCGATACCGCTGCAGGAATAATCGCGGCCAAGGCGTGGAATGGCAAGGTTGGTGGGTTTTCTTCTGCGATTGATGAGAGAAAGCCAGCGTTCTACGGGTTTGATTATGTGATGCAGCCTAATTACCTGGGCAATTCTTTCCGTGGCGTTATCTTGGATGATGTCATGGGCGGTAATTATGGCGAGCTGACTTACGATGATATCTACGCGGCTGAACAGGACGAACAAAAACAAGCAATGATTGTTTTGCTGGATAACTTGGATCGTGAGCGCAACGTTTCCAGCGAAACAATCGAGCGTCTGCAGCAAGAAAACGAGCAATTACTATCGATGTTGGCAAAGAAAGGAATTGATCCTTCCATGGTGCTTGATGCGTCTTATATTGCGCCCATCATGGTATCCGGTGGAACGCTTGATTCAATCCAGCGGGATATGGAAAGTTTCAAAAACATGGATTCGTTACCAGGTTTTATTTCTCCCGTGAAAGAGGTGAGGGAAGAGGCTGGCTCTGTTGTCAATCGCCTGCTTAGTAGATTTTCGCGGTAGGGCTTTAGCATGCTTGAGCCAGTCAAAATAGCTTTTGGGGAGTATATGGGCGCGTTCTATTCTGGAATAGTGCCCACCACCCGCGGATTGAACGAATATGTTGCGCGCGGTCTCGCTAAAAGCATTGCGTGGGCACCTTCGAGAATGGTTGATGCTGTAGAGGAAATGCTTTCTTCATGGCAGCGCAATGATACAGATGGTGCGCCCACGCAACCGGCAAAGATGCCGATTGTATTTGTGGCCATGGCTAAGGATTACACGCCCTCGGGGCGCGATTATGCGCGGCAAATATCCGAGCAGGTGGAAGTAATATTACCCGGTGATACCAAAGAGCGTGACTTTAGGGTGCGCGTGATTCTAGGTGATATTCGTGCGCAGGTCGTGTTCTGCGCTAACGATGAACCAACGGCCAAATCATTAGCATCTCAATTCCTGTTGTATCTGGATAACATGGAAAACAGGCGGTTTTTCGCTACTCACACGTTCGCCGGTGAGGATATGTCTTGGCCTGTTCAAATTGAATCACCTGATGTACCGGCCATGTCCATTCAAACGGACTCGAAGAATTTAACAATACTGGCATGTGATGTCACATTAAGAGCATCAATACCATTATTCAGCGCTCCCTCTGATGATGACCCAAATGATGGAAAGGGTACTGATGGAGATTCGTCAGATCCATCCGGATACCAGGTTGTTGTGCAAGTTAACTATGACAAAGAGGATGTACTTTGATGGAAATTTACATTGATGCTGATGTTGATTTGATTAATGGGCTAGGTGTTGCATACCTGTTAATTGGTTTGTTCTGGTCGCTAATCGTGCTGCGGGTGTGCGCTAGGAATGAAGATGACTATGCGTTTATAAATCAAAAGCTTGGGATTGTAATTATTACCTCAGTCATCGGATGGCCTTATAACCTGTTCTGCTGGATATTCTCATGGTCTGGGTGGTTAATGCCTGCTAAAGATGTGTTATGGGGTGAGAGCACTCCCACATTTATGGTTGTAGTGGTTTACCCCTTAATTGCTTCTGTCATTATCGCCTTTCTTGTCGGAGCGCTATGATCAAAATCCAAGCCACATTCATTGGCTACGGCGGACGCGCCTGCACCCTGTTTTCGGCTATCGATCCAGACTCTAATGTTTTGGTTGTCAGCGTTGAGTCTGACTATAGAGCAGATCGCATGGATGGCTGTATCGTCATAACCAATAATCCAGAAATACCCTACGACAGCCTGTTTACCGATGATGATATTAAAGCATCTATATCTGCCTTCTTTGCGTTCAAAACCGGTTTTGCTAATGACAACAAAAGCCAGAGACTTGTGTTTTCTGAGCGGGCAGCAAGATCAAATCCAGAGCAATCTATTGAAAAGGATGGCATGGACGCTTCCGGGCCGCGCTTTCGTATATCCGAAGGCGTTACCTGTGGGCAGATTGCGGCATTGGCCACATGTCTACATGCATCGCGTTCCGGCACGATTGAGCAAACGCTGAACATGTTCGATGCACTCAACGCACTTTCACGCGGCGAAATTATCACTATTTGAAGGTTCCTCTGATGATAGATAAGAACTCCACTGCTGCCAAAGATTTCTACAAAGAGATACGGCTATTCTCTGAGAGAACCAAATCTTGGGATCCACAGATATCCTATGAAACCAAGCCGGATGAAGCGCGCGATCTGACGCTGGTTTCTCAGCGCGTATACGGTCGACGTGATGAATATTTGGTGATCATGGCAGCGGCTGGTTTGGATATGGTCGATCAGGAACTTCCACAAAAGCGCTTAACCTTGCCCACCGAAGCCCAGTTATACGCCATCAAGCGGAGAACAGGATTTGAATCGCGATCAGATAACCGGTTTAATTTCTCTCCCACCTGGGCGGCCTAGCGCCAAATCATGGCCAATGTATTCTTAGGTAAGATCAAGGGTCATATCAGTGAGGCGAGAAGCCGCGCTAAGGCCGACAAGCTTGAGCGTGAAGCAGCAGAAAAATCACCTAATTCAATAATACTCACCAAGCGCGAAGTTCAAGGCGAATGGGATGCCAGTCGAGTTCTAATGACAACCATAGGCGGTGCGCCGCGCCCGATCACTACCAACGATCTAGCGCAATTCCGTCACAACATGCGGATGGCGCAAAAGAACTTTAACGGCGATGGTATTACCGCGCGTCAGGTTATTGATCTTGCTTCATCCAAGCCCATGCCGGGAGTTGGTTCGGATACCGATATCGATCGCGCAAGAAAGCAGATCACTATGGCTGTTCCGGTTTCTGCGGTTAACAATGAGATTAGGTTTATTACCAACGCCGGTCCTGATTTCGACGTGAACAGGCACCATGTCCTGGTTCGATTCAATGCGTTTGCATTAGCCGCCAATAAGCTGATGGCATCCACCGCCAAAGAGCGTAAAGATCCCAAGCAAACCGCTAATTGGCTAAGAAAACAAAAACTGGCCTTTGATTGTGATTGCGGGCGGCATCGGTACTGGTTCCGTTATATCAGCACCATCGGGAATTTTAACGCCGGTCGAAAAGAGCTTGGCTTTCCGAAAGTGCGCAATCCAAACCTGAAGGGCGTTGCGTGCAAGCATGTTCTGCGTGTCATGTCTGAGGTCGAATCATCCACTTCGGTGTTGAATTTTCTGGCCAAACACATGGAAAAGTTGCGTGACTCGCAAGACAACACAGCCAAGCATCGAATAAAGCAGAAAGAGCATGACGATGAAATTAAAAAGAAGGCGTCGTCCCGAGCAAAACCAATCAAAACAAGTGATCAGCGTGCAAAAGAGCGGCAAAGAATCAAGGAGCGAGAATCGCTCCATAAAAAAGCAAAGCAGACGACAAGGATGACCAAGAAGCCAGCTGCCACTCGCAGGATAGAGGCGGCGCTTGCAGCGGGAAAATTATCTGCGTCGGATTTAGAGGTATTACGCAGACTGGGATTCACCGATAAACAGGTTGCTGCAAAATTTAAAGAATAGGAGCGATATGTTAACGAATGTACCGACAGGAATTAATCGTATGGCGCGAAACATCGTCATTAATCACCCCAATTCTTTTGAATGTCAGATGTACCGCAAATCTGTAGATCGAGCGAATGAATCAGTTATTTCCGGCATGCCAACTATTGGCGGACTGGGTGTTATCAGCGCAGAAGATGAAGAAAATATTTCATATGACTTGCTTGGCAATGGGTATGCGCTGCAGGCCGAACCATTTTCACCGTCGTCAATGATGGAAAGGCAAGACGCAAATAATGGATTTGCCAATGAATTCCGCTTCTTGATCGAACCAGAACAGCCTACCGGTGCAGTTGGCAGCTTCATGATAAAGAAAGGCGATGTGATGCTTATCGTGATATCGGAAGATGTCAGATTGGCATACGAAATAGTTGAGCCAGAGACTGTGATGAATATCAGCCCATTTGCAATGCGTTATGTAACAAATCGCCGGGGTGATTTGGATATTTGATTGGTATGCACCTCGAGTGTACCAATACAGATTAAAAAAATGGGAGCCAAAAAGCTCCCGTTCTGGATAAACTGCCCAAATAAACTACAGGTCAGTTTCCTTTCTGCGTCTCGCAATAAAACCAATCAAACCTAATCCAGCTAATAGCATCAGGTAGGTTTCTGGTTCGGGTACTGGCGGGATATAGATTGGTTTAGGGTCAAATACGGTGTCGGGAGTATACGACAATAAAAACGCTTCGTAATGGCCATTGTGTATACCATCCCCAACCATCTGTCCATTGTTGTTGATGCTGCTAACATCAATATCAGTCCAACCAGCTGCGACAACAGGAGCCAATAACGAAAGGTCAGTTATTCCGCCATGACTGAAGAGAAAAGGATGACTTTCCCCAGTAGCAGTTGCAGCCACTCCCACAACCTCTCCGGCATTGTTGATGCCATGAGCTTCACTGAAATCACCACCTAAGGTACCCAAGTTAATCATGCCTATACCATTAGGGCCCGTGATAAAAGCTTGTTTAAAGAAATCAGCGGAAGAATACCCGACCACTTGCCCGGAATCGTTTATGCCAAAGGCTCTGCTTTCCTCCCCACCCAAAGTTCCTAGGTCAGTCATGCCTATGCCATTAGGACCCGTGATAAAAGCGTGAAAATGGTCTCGGTCTATAGAATTTGAAAATCCCACCACTTGTCCAGAACTGTTGATGCCTGTGGCTGAGCTTTGCCCCCGCTCCAAAGTACCCAAATCAGTCATGCCTATGCCATTAGGGCCCGTGATAAATGCATGGTTGGAAGTACTTGAAGTAAAAGAAAATCCCACCACTTGTCCGGAATCATTGATGCCATAGGCGCCACTATAGCTTCCACCCAAGGTACCCAAGTCAGTCATACCTATACCATTAGGACCCGTGATAAAAGCGTGAACAGGGTAATCATCTCTAATAGGTGATAATCCCACCACTTGTCCGGAATCATTGATGCCATAGGCGCGACTATAGCTTCCACCCAAGGTACCCAAGTCAGTCATACCTATACCATTAGGACCCGTGATAAATGCATGGTAATAAGGGTCACTTTCATTTGTAGAATAGCCCACCACTTGCCCCGAATCGTTGATGCCATTAGCTGTACTGGAGTATCCACCCAAGGTACCCAGTCCTTTTATTGACCAGTCGGCATGTGCCATTGCAGAAATTGATGCGGTGGAAATTGCTGCGAGAAAGAATGTAACTTTTTTAAGTTTTGCAAGTTGCGGGTTCATGATCATTGACCTTATGAGGTTATTACAGTGATGTTCCGACAGTCCACTTGCAAAAAAACAAAAACACAAGCCAACTTGATTACCTGATCAACATAGTCCAGTTTGATTACACAATCAATAAGCAGATTACTTATTTTTCGATTAAAAATCATTATATCTCAATACCGCTTTCAGTTTGATCGGAGGGTGTGTCAGGCAAACATAGAGAAGGCATAGCGGTAATTCGGTCTCCCACATAGATCAATTGAACTGATAGCAGATTATTTCTTTGTCGTTAATCCCCTAGGCGCACCCGAATATCAAAGGAAAATATTAATAAACTAGTTAACAGATTTACCCGATTTGGTGAGCCATTTAGGGCAAGAACTATTAAATTCTGTTTTTGCTATATAAGGAAGTCAGGATAAAGCTAAACAGCTTTAGGGATCGGGCAGCACGCCCCTTTTGTAGAATAAAACCGGAAAAACCCCCGTTTCAGCACAATTCAAGATTCCAGAATAGGCACTTACCAAAGTTTTTAAAACGTTGGAGGTGCCCGGTCATCCGTCCGGGTGAGAAATGTTAACCATAGGACAGAAGAATTATGACCAAGCGAACGGTTCACCAAGAATATCTCAAAAAACAAACCGCTGAAGTAGCTGTATTTGCGGCTGAATTGCGAGATCACGGGACAAACAAAGAAGGCACCTTCGATTCTGCTGCTGCTAATGATTTTATGGCAACGGCGATCAATCAGAATAATACTGGTGTAAAAGTGCCGGAAAACCTGCAGATAGTCCTCGATGAAATGCCGTCTGGAGAAAAAGGCGATGCTGCGCGAAACGCTGTTACGCGGGCGATTCTTGACGGCATTGATATCTACGAATCGCAGCACGGTTGCAATGCACCGGCTGACGTTATTGAGCTTGGTTTGCATTTGGCATACTCAACGAGCGATGCCGCGAAAAGAAAGTACAAATTTGATTCCGCCACTTCAGACCATCAAGACAATCTTGGGTTGCAGCCAAATCGCGCCGTTCTTGCCATATTGTCTACCATGGGTGATGCAATTCCTTTCGCACATTATCTGCCAGCGGATATTGGTTCTAACAAAGGCGTTCTGGCTGTTATGGCGCATCAGGCAGGCAATACCTACGGTCAGTACGCTGCGGGCGGATCAATGGACGGCGCTAATTCTGGCAATTCTTATATCTCAGCATCGCGCGTTCACGTGTCTTTGCCAGCGGTTAGTACCGGCGTTGTTACGGGTGCGTTAACGGCAGTTCAGGCCACTGACGAGACTTGTGATTCAGGTGCGGCAACAATCAAGCTACTGCGTGGTAGAACATTGGTTTATGTCAATGGCGTGGTCGCTGCAAAAGAGGTGGATCAAGCGGGTTCTGGCAGCTCTGCAATCAGCGGAACGATTAATGTTGCCGGAACTGATTACGCCATCGGTGGATCGATCAATACCGATACCGGCGTTTATTCGCTGACCACAACCCCGGCGCTGGGTACAACTGTTCCTGTTGCTGTCGTGCGCCAGAATTCACGCCTTCGATCATCGCTGCCGCTACTACATACGAACTTTATGCTGCACCATGGAGAGCGATCACTCAAATCACCATTGATTCAGCTACGCAAATGTCAAATGAGCTTGGCCTTGATCCGTATGGTGAGAGCATTCTTTCTATCCAAAATCAGTTCGCCAATGAGCGGCATTACCAAGTTCTGCTTAAAGCGCGTCGTTTGGCCAAAAACAATAGTATTGATTATGACTTCGACTGGCCTAACCAAAAAGGTCAAAAAACCCGTGCGCAAATTTGGCTCGACTTCGCCACTCCACTGGGAGCGGTATCGCAGCAAATGGCTGTCGACACCATGGATCACGGCGTTACGCATATGTATGTTGGTAAATACATTGCCTCTGCTTGGATGTCATTGCCGCGAGAAATATTCGAGCCTTCTGGAATCGCTGAAAGACCAGGCATATTCCGTATCGGTCGCTTATTCGGTCGTATTGATGTGTATTACACACCAAAAGGCTTGACTGATACAGCGGCTGCTGGGCAAATTCTTTGTGTCGGCAAAGCTACCAATGTTGCGCTCAATCCGTTTGTTTTGGGTGATGCGACAGCGCCTATCGTGCAGCCATTAGCTGTTAATGCCGACATGAAGCGCGGAGCGGCGTTCTATGCGCGCAACTTCACCGCAGTTAACCCATACAAGCAAGCTTCTCTTGGGTGCGCGATTATCAACGTTACAAACATGATCTAAGCATCAGATTAACTACTGAAGCAAATTCAAAGTAACGTTAATAAGGAGTTAGCAATTATGGCAAGAAAAATAGAACTGGGATCACCTTCATTCGTGAGGGTGGCCATTGCCAGCTTAATCGGGGCATTCGCTGATGCGACCTATCCGGTTAAGGTGGTTATCACAAACAACATGCCACGGGATATTTCCTTGCCTGACATTGGATTATTCCTGCGGCATGTATGCAATCCAGAAGGCGAGAACAGGCGCGAAGTGATATTGCAGGGGTTTGATCAACTGCAGCGACTGGCATCGAATATCGGGCAAATATCCATGCTGAATGATTACCAGTATGCGGCCATGACCGTTGAGGAAGTGGTTGATGAGCCTAAACAAGATGACTCTGAAGCGGAAGTCAAGGCCAAAGCAGAGGCTGAAGCAGAGGCCGCAAGGGTTCAGGCCGAACTTGATGCTGCAGCTGAAAAGGCTAGGGTTGATGCAGAGAAGGAAGCGGCAGAAGCAGAAGCCAAGGCTAAAGCAGAAGCAGAAGCAGAAGCCAAAAAAGCGGCTCATTCTCGCAAAACTAAGGGAGGGTAATAAACCATGTCCGTTAATTTTGTGAGACAGCTTGGATCTGAATCAGGTGTGCAGCTTAACCCGCTGCGCGACAATTCAGAGATACCGGCTTCTGGTAATGGTGATCAGGTATTTGCCATCATGATGCGTTCTACGCGCGGCCGAATCGACAAACCTTTCAAGGTTGATCGTGGGAACGTCAAAAGAAAGCTTGGCAATGGTGAGCAAATCCGGATATCAGCGCTGAATGAAGCCTGGGTGCATGTGGTTGAGGCTTTGAATAATGGCGCGTATGAAGCAGTTGTTCAGCGTCTTGTTACCAGTGCTGCGGTGCTTAAGTGGGCTGTTGTAACAGCGACAACCGATACACCAGCGTTCGCAACTTCACACACACCCGCTGTTCTTACTGCGGTTGTAAATGCTGGGGCTGTTGCTTCGGTAACTGTAGTGAGTGGCGGCAAGGATTACGCTGGTACCGAAACAATCACTGTGGGTGGTCCTGGTACCGGCGCAGTGCTTACGCCGGTATTTACCGATGGGGTTATCACTTCGGTTACGGTAACAACACCCGGAACCGGATACACCACGGCACCGGCATTAACGTGTCTGCCAGCAGCAACCGAACCGGTAGGAACGTATTTGTTAGCTGTTAAACACCTGGAATGCTTCAACGACGGAATTAAGCTTGAAATTCGAGCTGATGAGAAGAAATCCAGTGGCGTGGCGGTGGCAAACGATAAATTGACTTTGCGCATCAAAGATAAAGACGGTTTATTGCTGTATGAATTCACCGGCTCTTTGGATCCACTTGCCAAGGATGATTTTGATGGGTCAGCTTATCTGCCTGATGTTGTGGCGGCAATCACTGATTCTGTCGTTGTGACTGTTGGGGTAACTGGCGCTTCTGCTGATATTGAAACTACTTCAGATGCCTATGGATACGACTCGAACGGCAAGGAGAAATGGGCTAAATCAAGTGTTTTAACGTGCTTTGTTGAGGGAAGCACGACATATTCAAACGATGATTACGCCGCTGCGCGAATTAAGCTGAATGATACGGTGCATGACTACGCTTATATTTCCTCTGGGGGATCTCAGTCTGCAGCGTTACTCGGGGAATTGGCGCAACTGGCATTTGATACCAATCGGCAGCTGCGTTTCGATGTGCCTGGGAGTCTTGATATCGATGCCGCAATTGCTTTTGTCGAGCAATTGAATATGGGGGCAAGCCAAACATCGCATTTGATGCATGCTTTCTGGTCTCCCATTAAATCCAGTGATCCAACAGGCATTAATCCTAATGGGTATTTTGGTGTGGCTACGCTAAACATTGCTTACGCATGCCTTCGCAACGCGCAAGTAAATGCCAGAGGATTCGCGCCAAAAAATTACCCGGTGGCTGGTAAGGAATGGCCTGTTCGCAGAACCGGAATGGTGCAAGCCTACACCCCAAGCAGTCAGGAATTGAATTCTCTTGCTAAAGCCAAGATAAATCCGGTTTTATGGGAAGTATATTCAGGTGGCGGTCGTTTCGTGTTCAGGGATTCTCTTACCAGCGCTTTGGTGGAGTCAAGCCTGAAGAAATTGATAGCGGTGGCGGACATGTCAATCAGTATTGATGATGCAGTTACCCGCTACGGCAAGGATGTTCTGCAATTGCCGATGCAGGTTGCGTTAAACCGTATGGGTAATTATCTAACTGCTCTGTTTGAAGGTGCTGAAGCTTCCGGATGGCTGGTTCCAAGCGATTCTCCAGATATGGGCGGTAAAGCATGGAAATTTGATGTGCGTCCCAATGCAATACGGCCATACGACCATATGGATGTTTCATATTGGCTGCGTTACGACGGCACGGTTAGACAGATTTTTGTCACGCAAACATTGTCCCGGTAATTTCTTGGGTATTTATTAAAAGAGGATTAGAGCATGAAATTAGCAAATAGAGGAATGAGTGAAGTATTGCGGGATGCTATGAAGAGCGGAGCTTCAACTAAGCCTGTTCTGGATTCGGTTGAAGATACCGGATCTGAATTGATGGGCGCTGATGACTTCACGTTGAAAGATATTAAATTATCTGTTGCTGCAGTCATACAACAATGGGTGGAAACCGATGATCTTGATGATGGCGAAACGTATGCGGATCGCTTGCTGGCATTAATGGTTGGAATCGCTGATGAAAATCATGACGGGGAAATCACTGATGATGAGCAGGGCGTTTTGGAGATGGCACTCAATGCAGCATGGGACTATCTGGAAGCCAAGGGCGTTTCTGAAGAGGATCTTGATGTGCTACTGAATGACTGGGATGGCGACGTTGCTGACCGCGTGCGTGATCTGGTAGCGTCCGTATTACCAGAGGGTGAAGATGAGTCGGACTCTGATATTGATTCCTTCGCTTTTAGTGCTGGTGATCAGGAGCCAGCTTTGGATGCGGCATACAAGATGAAAATGGCGATTCGCAATGGCAAGAAAATGCGTATCAGAAAACGCGTATCTGGAACCGTTAGATTGAGTGCTGCTCAAAAGGTTGGGCTTCGCAAAGCGCGCATGAAAAGCCACTCAGCTACGGCAAGAATGCGCCGGGCGAAATCGATGAAGATTCGTAGAAAATCAGGTTTGAAGTAATAAATAATACTTGATCGTTGCTGCAACCACCTTAGCGCTACCGTATGGATAAAAACGCCCGGTAGCGCTTTTTTTCATCGACATTATGAATAGAACCTCATCGCAACCACCAAGCCTGGAAGGGCAATCACTTTCTTCCCTTTGGGATGGTCTATCGCCACATTTGATAGCCAGCTTCTACGAGATCAAAAAAAGTGATGATGGCGTTTGGTCAAGAGCGAACGCGGATCCTGTAAGCGTGCTTGCGCCATTGTCTGAAGCCAGTATGGAGATATCCTTAAGCTGGCAAAGCCCATTCGAGCATGCTGGACCGGAATCACGCGCACCCACGCTGCTTGCTATGTTGCAATCGGGTGCGTTGATGCCATTAATTGATGCCTTTCTGAAAGGCGATGATGCATCAAGCATGGCTACTCAGGCGCAGCAAAGATCGAATGACTTTATTCGGCAGTTCGAGGGTAGAACAGGTATTACCAAACTGAATTCAACGCAAGTTTTCAACGGAATGCCGCCTGTTAAATTCCAAATCACAGCTTTATTCCGGGCTTGGAGTGATCCTTTCGCCGAAGTTGAAGCGCCATTCAATAAACTCATGGAATGGTCGCTGCCGGTAAAACTATCCCCAGATGGTTCGGTATTGGCAAGATCGGCTCAGGCGGTCAAAGGAAACACTGGATTTATTGATGCCCTAGTGCCATCCATCGCGCCCACCACGATCGCCATGAAGTACAAGAATCGCATTTATTCACCATTGGTTATTGAGGCCATTAATGACCCGATATCATCACCCATTGATAAAAAAGGGCGATACGTTGAAAGAGCGGTAACGATGACGCTGGCAACGCTGACGGCCATTGATAGGGATGATTGGGTTAAATATGGCAGTTTGTAATTTTGGGCTGCGGGATATTCTGCAGATTATTCCACGAAGCCAGCGCCCCTAGAGAAAAAGGACACTGCGATATGGCTCATGCTTACTTACTTCACGAATCCGACTATGCATAGAATGCACTTCGTCATGCGGCATTCACAGTTAAGAGAGAGGGCTGTGAACTGTAATGATGTAACTATTTCTTAAAACAATCTGTGCGGTATCCAACATCACCCATTTCTTTATTAAAAAAATAATAGCGGAAAATCAAACCAAATCCAGCGAAAGAATTCAGCACAATCACGGCATGTAGTTAATGACCATAAGAGGTGTTGCTGGTGATTTATTTCCCTGTTCTCAGAATGCGGCGTTTGACGGTGCAACTGCGAGAGCTATCAATTGGTGAATCAATAAAGATAGCATCAATTCCTGTGCATTTGGAAGAGGCTTCAGTTACCGCCATGTTACGTTGCGCTGTCGAGAGCGTTAAGGGCAAGGATATTATTGAAGATCCAGCACACTGGACAGTTCAAGAACGCATTATGGCGGTATGTCATTACCTAGCCTCAATCTCCGATGGTGAGCCGGATTTTACAATTGGCAAAGGCAGGTATTCTGATTACTTGGATGGTGGCAACGATGCCGGTTTAATGGAAGGCGATATCAATATCGGTGAGGTGGGTGGAGATATCTGGCACATAAGGCACTTGACTGGCGCTATGGCCGAGTCAATTGAGCGACTGAGCGGGGAAGTGGATGGGGTAACCGGCAAACTCCATTGGTTGCTAGGCGGGATGGCTGCGCAACTGACGATCGAAGGCGAAAACAGCCCAAATCCGATAGATGGTGAGGGCAAGTTTGATCAATTCCTTGTTGACCGTATGAAAGTCATGGCCGGTTATCCTGAGAGTGATTTTAATGCGTTGCTTGGCCTGTATTTCACCGGGCGCGAAAAACTACACCACTTATTCCACATAGAATTCGATAACAACGGAATTGTTTCACTACCAAAAGGAGGGGCGGCAAGCGATTTGCCACGCGTCGTGCTTAACCTGGTCAGAGTCACTCATGAGCCTAGCATCTAACATCAGCCTTTATTCCTACACCTCTTTGCTTGACGCATTGAATCTGCCGGTAAGTGTGGCAAAAGATTTCTTTGAAAGTAAGCCGTTTGGAGACTGGAAGAAAGTAAGGGAAGCAGAAGCCAAAACACAAACGGCAATTGTCGGTCGCTTGAATTCAGTGATTCGGGCGATTGGCATACTTGCCAAGATAACAGCAGGGAGAAAATAGATTATGGAAAACCCGTATTGTCCGCACACCATGCAAGTGGGGTCTCAGGAAGCGAAAATAACGGCGCTTCAGGAGGAGGTTCGTGAACTCAAGGGCCACATGGATAATCTTGAAAGCTCCCTTGAAGCCAAGATTAATTCGGTGACTGTAATGGCACAGAATAATGCTCTGAAAATCATTGAAGATAAAGCAAAGCAGTCTGGATTTATCAAGGGAATGCACATGACAGCAACGCTCATTGGCTACTCAATAATCATTGTTTCTCTAATTCTGGCTGGCAAGTTTACTGGCGCTACCGAATCAATCCTAAAGCTATTAAGTGGCAAGGGGTTATAAAGCATGGATCTGAATACCAAATTATCGCCACATTTCACGCTTAAAGAATTAATACATTCAGATAAGGCGTTACAGATTAGTATCGATAATACGCCACCTGAAGAGGTGATTAACCCGTTAATCATTGTGTGTTGCCGAATCTTGGAGCCTGTACGTGACCATTTTCAAATTTCATTCTCACCCAATAGCGGATACCGGTGTTCCGAGTTAAATCAAGCATTGCGCGGAAGCAAAACATCGCAGCATATGTTCGGGCAGGCGGTGGATTTCGAGATTCCAGGGATATCGAATTATGAGGTAGCAAAGTGGATATCAGTAAACCTTATTTACGATCAATTGATTCTTGAGAATTACGTGTCGGGCAAACCAAATTCAGGTTGGGTGCATTGCTCAATTATCAATGGGCAAAACAGGATGCAGGTGCTAACTATCAACGGAAGCAATAAGCGCGAAGGGTTATTCACTTAATTTATTGGAGACATTGTGAAAAATCTTATTTGGGTTATAAAAAAAACAGTTTTTTCCTTGTGTTTATTGGCTTTTGCTCTTCTTGGTGGCTGCCAAACGGTTTTGAATAAATCCGATGATCTGGCAAATATTGCGGCGGCGAATGATGCAATTATGACCGGCAAAGTGCTGGCAACGGTCAAAACAATCGAGTTGAGCGGTGTCGAGGATACTCAACTAACGCATGCCGTGAATCAGTACGCATTCTTCGTTGAGAAGTGGAAGAATTCCATCGCAAGCATGGACTCGACAACAGATGCATTCAAAGAATTTATGGATGATTACGCGATTTTATTATCTCAATACGCGGTGGTTGAAAAGATTGTGACAAATCACTGGGTCAGCTATTCGAGCGTAGATCAGGAAACGCTAAAGAACTACCAGACCATGGCAAAGAGGCTCAATTCATCGGTCAGTAAGCTGGTTACTGCGAATCGGGTGCGAGAAGCTGTAATGGACGCAGTGGAGTTTGGCAAGATCGCAATTAAATTGGCAGTGGTGCTGCGATGATGGCATTCATAGAAAACTATATCGACATAGCAGAAGCAGTCAAGATCATTCTGTTTGTGGTATCCGGGTTGTTCGGGATGCTATTTGCCTATTGTCGCAAGTGGGCGCATGCGGACATGGAAGCTGGATTATTTATGTACATGTTTGGTGATGAGCGCGCCACGATGAAAGCGATCACCACATTCATCGCCTTGTGCGTTGGTACTGGTGGCTTGTCGTATTTGGATACTTTAACCATGAATCAAATAATTATCGCGGGTGCTGGAATAGGCTTGCTGGTGCCGCAAACAGTTGAGCAAAATAAATAGGAGGTTGTTTGTATGGTAATGCGATCGGGCGCTTTAAGATGGATTACTGGATTCAAATACAGAACCACAGAGCCTTACTGGTTGTTCACGAACTTCAGGCCAAAAAAAGCAATCCATCTAAACCGGATACACCTAACGAGAGAAGGCTTGATGTTTATCGAAGCTGGATATTCATCTGACGGCCCGAGCGGTCCCACAATCGATACCAATGACATTATGCCGGGTGCTACCGGTGCGCACGATCCTGGTTATGAATTGCTGCGCAATGAAATGATGGGTGTGCCTGTGGATATCTTGCAGCCAGAACAGCGGACAGGGGAGGGATTGATTTACAACACTCCGGACGAAGAAAAGGTAATTAAAAACGCAAGTCATGAGCAAATAAGACACGAATTTGACAAATTGCTTGCGGATTTGATGCTTTTAGATGGCCAGATTGTGTGCGAAAGATTCAATAAGTATCCACGTTTCAAGAAGTTTTTGGGTAAGGTTTTAGTATTCAGAGCGCAATATTTTTATGACGGGCTTAGGCTCGGTGGCATGTCTTCAGCAATCGTGTGCCGCAAAGAATATGCAGCGCCTTAATGCCTGCAAACTATTCACAAATCCAATTCCCTCGAATGCGGGGGAATTAAACCGGAAAAACAGCCAGTTCAAGGCTATTCACTAAGGCAAAGTTCTGTTCATCAGATTCATTTAATGAACTACAGGACAGCCAATCATGACAGTTTCTAATACCGAATATCTTCACGGCTTCTACAACGTTTCAAAAGCGCTTGGTGCGAAGGTTATTTCCAGCGATTTTACTATGGAAATAGAAGGCTTTGAGCAAAATTACTTGCTAATAAAACAAGCTCCTCATCCTCAAGTGTCGGTTGGTGGAGAGATAGAAATTCCTGGGCCACTAGGTTCCATCATGTGGCAGCCGCAGCAAATCAAAACCGCGCAGCAAGGACAAGTTTCTCTTGAGGAAACCGTGGCCGGATCTATTGATAACATGCTGGTGAGTCTAATTTCAAGAGGGGGTGTTTTTAACGCAAAGATTTACGAAGGAACGCCTATCAAATTCTTGAGAGCAAAACGAATTGAGGATTGCTTTTTGGTAATTGATAACCCAGACAGAGATTGGGAAAATAGATCGCAGCCACTGGTATTTACCGGCACGATGTTTTTTCACTACTTTGGAGAGGTAATTCCAGGTAACTCTGGTGATTACACGTAATTTTTCATTAACTTTAATAGGAGTAAATTGATATGCCATCAGGATCATTTTTAGGCGGCAATGTTCAAACCCAAAAAGGAGCCGCTAACAGCGAGGTAATTAGCGCTGAAGATGTTGAAAAGTATTATATGAGCAAAGCATCGCCAAAGGTCGTTGAAGGCTCTAACGCGGCGATGGGTGTTGCAACGCTTGTTGGCGGAACAGTGGTTGTTGCAAACACTCGAGTTACTGCAAACAGCCGCATTTTTCTTTCTCATCATACGGCGGGTGGCACCACCGGTTGGTTGCGAGTTTCTGCGCGCACAGCTGGAACCAGCTTCACCATTTTATCAAGCAGCGGCACTGATACCAGCGTAGTTGCCTACATGATCGTTGAACCAGACGCATAAGGCTGACCAATGACTACTATAGACGCGCTCGTTGACAATTTTCTGATGAATGAGCGTCCTGATAGTATCGTGCTAGACCCCGCGACCGTGCTTGCCAAGGCGGTTGCGGCAACGGAGTTTTATGCTGGCTATGCGAATCTTGAGGTAAATGACGATGTTGACCCGCCATTGCCTGCGATTTCCGCCAGTACAGTCATCAGTTATTCAGAATGGGCATTGATCAAGCCATTGTTCATGCTTTACGTTGAACTTGAAACCTCTACGCAACTGGAAGCATCACGCGGGCTTGGTGTTGATGTTTTTGGCCGATCATCAAGCGAAGTTCAACAGGAAATCAACCAATATCTGCTGGAATTTCCGCAAAAAGCATTTCTGCAAACAATCATAACAGTGTGATAACTGTCCTGTGATTCTATACCTCAATAGCGGCGAACAGATACGTGGCGATTTAATCAAATCCGCCATAATTCGCTCGGATATGTCACCTATTCCAGTCACGCTCGAAGCTGAGATCCGGGCTGATGAAGATATGGCCAAGAAATTGGCTGAAGGGGAAATGATAACCGCTGGTGGAAGTTCTGTATCGTCTGGCGATACACTGCGCATTATCAAATCCACATTGATCGAGAACCGACTTGTGCAGGGAAATCGTGAAATGGATGTGATTCAGATCACGGCCATGCTTGATGCCTGCCATGGCATAGCTTTTGTGCGAAGCCGCGCGATTATCAAAGAAAACGCTGTTTTGTCTGCAATCTACCGCGCATCTGGCGCGACTATCAAAGCAGTTGATGCAGATTTTCCGGTACCACGTTTCTATTGCCCGGTAGGAGATACCCCAAGTTTCCATATTGCCAGGGCATTACAGGAAGAGGGCGGTATCGTTCGGTGGAAGGATGGGCGGTTAAAGTTCTTTCGATTGCCCGATCTGTTTAAGCAAGATCCGATCATGGAATTGCCTGAGAACGCGTCGGATTACGTTAACAGTGGATTCCTTGAGAGGCATGAAATTCCTTGGTTCTACTCTTTGGATGATGCCGGTGGCTTTGTGTTGGGAGATCAAAGAAAGCCAAGGAGCGTGCGTTACGCGCCATTCACGAATGCACAACGCCTGCGCAATATGTCTCGCTGCCTGGTGCAACGCAAGATATCGAACATCAACTTATCAACTGGTATAGCAGCCGGTGATTTAATCAATTTTACCGGGCGTGATCCGCTCGTTGTTATTACTGCTGCTCACGTATTCCAGAGCGGCACAGATGGCAGCGGAAGCAATCAGTACACACGCCTTTGGCTTGGATCATTGGAGGATTAATAACATGAAAAGATTCTTAAGAAGAGCTTGGCTGCGGCTAAATGGCATTAAATTACATGACAACAGAGACTTGATTGCTCTCTTGAAAAAAGCCACAAAAGTTGCTTCTAGTAGCCATGAATGATTACGGGACCATGCCGGGAAGATACCCAGCGGTTGTCAAATCTTACGATAAAAACCGCAGAACATGCCGCATTGAAATACCTGGCTTAACGGACGGCGCTGATGTGCTGCCGGAAGCGGAAATAGAATATTCAATTGGCGATAAATCCAGAATCGGTAGCCATGCAACAGAGATTGAAATACTTTCGGGTGACACGGTATGGATAGCATTCATCGGTGGAGATCCGCGCTATCCAATTATTACCGGGTACAGAAATCCTCAATCTGGGAATTCAATAGATTGGCGGCGCTTCCATCACGCAAACATCGAAATGACAGCAAACGGCACGTTGAAAATGAATGCCGCCACTGTCGAGATCAACGCTGCAACGGTGACGATCAATGGAGCCAATACAACCATCAATGGCAGTTCATTGAAACATAACTCGAAAAATATCGGTGATGATCATCGGCATTCGGGCGTACAAGTTGGTGGAAATAGTACGGGTGTGCCAAGTTGATAACGTAAAAGCGCCAATTTTCGGTGTTTTTGCTGGTGTATTCTGGGTGCTACTTAGCAATCTCATTATGAGTTAAAACATGAAATCTTTACTATTCAGTTTCGCTGATCTATCAGTCAAAGATAAAGCGGCAAAAGAAGCCATGAAATACTTCTCGCGCGCCGGGGCGAATGTCGTTCAGCAAGATGTGTCGACAGCGGTTAAGCGCAATGCCGGGGTGAGCTACCGAGAAATGCTGCTGACTTTTGCGGATTCTCAGAAAGTGGTTCTGCGAATCAAGCAGACCGGCGATATCTTCCAAGTTCTACTGAATAACAAGTTGTTACCAATTAAAAACCAGGATGACCACGTTGCCGCAATCGCTGAGATTGTGAAGGCGATGGACTCCGGGCGTTCAAAGTTCCAGAAATTACTTGCTGCAGCAAAGGTTCGGCCACCCGCAGGAATACGCACGGCGGCACCCAAGATGGAGCAGGTATTGATTGGGAAAAGGGATGCTTTGAAAGCGGCGATTGCCGAAGTCAGAGTGAAGAATTTTTTTAGTGGATTTTTTCTATTAGGTTTTTGTTTCGTGGCACTACTATCACTATCGGCCTGTTCAGATTCGGCTTATGCGGGATCTGTTATCAAGCCGGATTCGGTGATTAAGGTTCACGATGGCGATACGTTCACCGTCAATATTGCTGGCTGCCCAGATGTTTTGTGCAAGAGCCTGTCGGTGCGAATAAGCGGAATCGATGCCCCGGAAATTAGGGGGAAATGTCCTCAAGAGATTGCTGGTGCGATTGCCGCCAAAAATTATCTTACTGGTCAGGTAAAGAATTCTAAGGATATTGAGTTGCACGATCCAACCAGAGATAAGTATTTCCAGATAAGCGCTCATGTTATGGTGAATGGCTTTAATGTCGGTGACGAAATGGTCAAGCAAGGATTGGCGCGAACGTATAGCTGGGGGAAGAGAGTCGGGTGGTGTGGTATTGGTGGCACTGGCGCACAAGCTAACTCAGTCTGACAACTAAGTATCGTAACAATCAATGGCGCTTCTTGCGCCATTTTTCATTTTTGATCGCTCTCCAGCTAGCTGAAAGCCTATGGGCCTCCTTTCAAGATCGTTCTACTAGAACGATGTAATTTATCAGTTTCCGGATTATGTGGCGGCTTTTGTTTTTGCGTGTGAACAAGCAACAAATGTGCGGTAAAATGCAACAACC